ATCTATTTTTCTCTAGCTGTACTAGCGTCTACTTTACGACCAACTTCTACGTCTACCGAATTATCTTTTTTTTTACGTGCTTGAGATACCTCTTCCTGGAACTCAATAGCAATTGTTTTTTCATTATCTGTTAATTGAGCAACTCTTGTACCAGCGTTTAATTTTTCTGCTACAGAATTAATTGCTGCATCAACATCAGCTTGATCTTGTGGCCTAACATTTTCAGGAGTTATAGTACCTGTTTCTAATTTAGAAGCTACTTTAGATACAGAAGGATCTTCTTCTTGCTTAGGCTCTGCTTTAGTTTCAGCTTCTGGCTCAGCTTTTACATCTGGTTCAGCTGGTGTTTCGGTTTCTTCTTTAGGCTTAATTATACCTAATTTTTCGCCTGTTTTACGAGCTACTTGACCTGCAGTATCTACAGCTCTTTTAACAATAGACGGCTTTTCTTCAGTAGCATCTTCTTGTTCTTCAGGTTTTTCAGCCTCTTCTCTAGCCTTTTTTGCTTCAGCCTCTTTAGTTAATATGCTTTCTTTTTGCTCTTGATCTAATTTACTTTGTGGAGCAAATCTTCCTCCAATCTTTTTACCATCTTTAGTAGTTAATTTACCATCTGTTGTTAAACCAACACCTTTTTTATACCTATCGTTTTCTGTAAGTATTTCTTGCTCTATTCCTAAATTAACATCTCTAGCTTTAGCACTAGCTTCTTCTAACTCTACTTTTAAATTGTCTAATTGGTCTTGCTTTTCTTTTAAAACCTGTTCGTATTTTTCTGTGCCAATAGAATCTTTATTTTCTTCTTGCCAAGATTTTAACTCATCTTCTGCATATTTTAAAGCATTTTTATTTCTTTCTATTAAAGATAAATTAGAAAAGTATTGTTCTTTACCAAAGCCTTCAGTTTCTTCTATATAGTCTGGTATTCTATTGTAAAGATCTTCATAAGAATCTATTATATTATTATAAAAATCGTATAGCTTTTCATCTATAATACCTTTATCTAATTGTTGCTGTACATAAGCTTTTAGTTCATCTGTTTCTCTTGCCTCTACAGAATGCTTTACTACATTATCTATAACTGCTAATCTTGATTCTCTACTACCATCATTAAGTAAATCTATATTTTGCTCTAATATTTCTCTTTGACGATCTAAAGCTAACTGTTGTTTTGCTGAATCATTTATTATAGAAGAAAAACCACCACCTAACAAACCTGTGGCAGCTGCAACAAATTTTGTTCTGTTATTTTCAGGGCTATCATAATAATCTCTAAAGCCTTGGCTAGCAAATAAATAGTCACCATCATACTTAAAAGGAACGCCTTGCACTTTTGCTATTGCTCTTTTTTGTACCCAATCTTGATATGATTCTTGCCAAGACTCTTCATATGATTCTAAACCAGCCTTACCAATAAAACTTGATACTCTGCTTTGCGTAATACCAGCTATAGTTTTACCAAAATTATTTTTTGGCAATTTTTTTAACATACTACTTACTGGCGCTATTCTTGCATTACCAAAAGTAATTGCCCAAGATAAACCATTTATACCTGCCCACGCAAAATTATTACCAAATACATTAGCAGCTGCTACAGAAGACTCTTCTTCAGTTAAACCTAAATCTAATCCATTTCTGTATGTTTGTCCTGCTATTGTAGCTCCGTCTACTAATGTAGTACCAATACCACCACCAAGAAAAGCTGACAAAGCTTTGCCTCCTTTTGAGAGAATAAAATCATCAGCACCTTCTATACCAACATTAATAATAGATCGTCCTAGCCCCCTGCCTTTTGTTCTTGTAACAACACCTACTGTATCATCTAAAAATCCTCTTGATGCTTTTGTGTATTTTGGTAAATATTTTAATAAACCTTTACTAGCAAGTTTTGTTCCTACAGCACCTGGCGCTAACATTGCTAAAAAGTTAGGAATTTGCTGAGCTACATCACCCGTCCAAAAAGTTGGATTAAACATATCTCCTATTTCGATAGTTTCCAACTCTTTTGGTATGTAAGTGTTTTTCATTTGATTCATAGCTTTATCGCCATGCTTTGTAATAAAATTACCTACTGTTTCAAATGGCTCGAACGTTTCTCCTGTGTCTGGCGTTATAGCGTGTAAAAAGTTAAACACGTCACCTACCATACTTACTACTTGTCCACTACCAGCTAATAATGATCTTTGCAATCTCTGTACTTCAGACCTAGCTATGTCTTCAGTTTGCACCATAGATTGCTTTATAAATCTATCTTGATCTATAGCGCCTTTTACTAAAGGGTCTCCTGGTAATATTGTTTGAGGCGTTTGAAATCCAGAACCCCTACCTGTATTTCTAAATGATGTACGTTGATTTTGAGCCAAACTAGATATGTCGCCTTGTGACATATTAAAACCTTTAGATTGATTATCTTCTAATGGGCCTCCTTGATCATAATTTTCTATTTGTCCTTTTAAATCTTTTTGTGCAGTTTGATAACCACCTCTATTTTCTTGAACTTTAGATTGAAACCAATCGTCTAAATTAAAACCCATATTATAAATTCTTTAAATCTCTCAATGACAAAGTTAATCTTTTCATATCATTAATCATATCTGTCGAATAAAAAGATCTAAAACCTTCAAGCAAATCTAATGTTGTCATTGTTTTATATGCTGCTAATTTAGATTTATTCAATCCCATTACAGATGTAAGATTATTTACTTTATTAAAAGCGTCTGTAGCAACTTTTGTTCCTTCACTATCTTTTAATTTTTTGTACTCTCCAGTACTCTTATCTTTATAGTATTGCGAAGATACAAGAATTTCAGCTAATAATAAACTTTGATTCATTTGATTTCCTGATTCAGGTATACCAACAGATTTACCATAAGACTCTACAGGAGTTCCAAATGTTTGTATTATATTGTTATATACATTAGGATCGTTATTATTAGAAAAAGATTTAGTAATATAATCTTGTGCTTTTTCAATAGCAGCTACTTTTCTTTGAGACGATAGTTTAGCTGATTCTATACTTTGCTCATAATTTTGTGCCCCTGCTTTTCCTTCTGCTATAGATCTTGTAAAATCCTCTCTTGTATCTTTATACTTAGATTGTAAATTAGAAATAGAAGAATCATTAAAATTCAATTCAATCAAATAACCATCACTAAATGTTAAATCTTGATCTCTACCATAAGCTAAATGTACTGGCTCTATTGTTCCAGCCATAGGATCAGATGAATCAGAAAAATCTATTTTATCTGTATATGCTTTCCAATCACTATCAGTTTTATCTTCAAAGTCTAATAATAATTCATGTTCGCCGTTTCCTAAATTTAATTTATAACCTAATACAACTTTATCTATAGTTAAATCTTTGTATTGATCTAATTCTGTTGTAGAAGCATATCCTGCACCACCTAATACAAATCCACCTGCAGCAGTTACAGCTGCTCCTGGACCAGTAACAGCACCCACACCTGCACCTGCTATAGAAGTACCAGCAGCATATGTTAATCCAGAACCTAAATCAAATAATTCATCATAACCAACTACAGTTCCATTTTCAGCGTGATAAACATTTGCATGCTTCATTACATTGTAATTTTTTAACACTAATTTACCATTATTAAAACCAAAAGAATTGCCCATCTTTACTTCGTAACCAGGCAATGTTGATTCTAATAATTTTTGCATATCAGTATTATTATCATACATAACTCCACCCGTAACAACTCTTTTACCTTTTCCTCTTAAAGGTCCTAAATGTTCATATGGTAAAGAGCTTTGTTTTGTTGTGCTTATTTCTTGCACTTCATTTATGTATTGACTAGTTATTTGATTTAAATTATTAACAATAGATTTGTAATCATCATTATTAGCAATAACATATGATTCTCTATTTAAGTTATCAGCTATTTGAGACATTATATCTCCCTTGCTATATGTAAGTTTTCCCGTGACATAATTAGGACTTTCTGGATTTAACAATCCACTAGTGCTATGATTATTTTCTAAAAAGTCTTTAACTAAACTATAACCTTTAGTTCCTGGCTTATTAAAATTAGCTATAACTTCTTCTAATTCAGACTCACTATAACCTTCTACACGCATGTTGTGCAAAACCTTATGAGGAGCTAAAGTCATTATATCCATATGATTTGCACCATAATTACCACCAACATTTTTGTAATAATCTTCTAGGTCTTCTTTAACGTCTACTAATGGCTCAAAAATAGGTAGTCTAGAAAGTTTTGGTGTAGGATCAGTAGGATTAGTTTGTTGCCATTCTTCTAAAGCTTGTTTATAAGCAGCTGGTACTAACTCAGGATTTTCTTTAGAAACTTCAATAATTTTTGTAAACTGTGTTTTATTATGATTCATTTCTTCATATAAATCCTGCAAATCTTTATTGAAAAATATATTTCTAATTTTATCTGCTCCACTAACTCCACTAGCACCCACATTATTAGAGTACATTATAAAATCTCCATTAAAATCATTTTTAATTTCTTCTATAACAGACTCATATCCGCCTCCTAATATATTTTCTAATCTTTTTCTATCATATGGTCTAACGCTAGCATCTTTAGCAATTGCCATAGAATTTTCATAGTTTTCTCTTACAGCAGATTGTATTTGATTATTAGCTTGCACTTTTTGACTTTGCATTTGTATTGCTTGAGTCGCTAAGTTAAATCTTTGCTGTCTTTGGCTGTAAGCGTCACCTGAAAATAGTGACTGTCCTAGCATATTTAAAGCTGCGTCTTGTTGTTCTGCCATAATCTAGTATTGTGAATTATTAGGATCATTAGGATCACCTTGCTCTGTATCATTATTAGTTTCAACATTAAAAGAACCTAATAAATTAGAAACATTACCTAACTGATTTACTGTTTTTTGCATTTGATCTAATATTGGTGCATAATCCTGACCAAATCTTATGTTATCAAAAACATGCTGAAAAGCAGATGATGCCGTATTTTGAAACATAGCTTTGTCAGCTAACTTTTGATTGTATTCTCTAGACTTTGTAAATATATCTTTTTCCTTATTATAATTAGCTTCAAAACTTAAAACCTTTCCGTAAGCTTCTCTATTTTGTCTTCTAGCTTCATCTTCTAATGCAGCTAATTTTAATAATGAAGTTTGTCTGTTAGAATCTAACGCTCCTGTACCAGCTAAAAATTTAGCTCTATCACCACCTGTACCTCTAACTAAATTATCAATACCTAATTTATAAGCCTCATCAATACCTTGTTTTATAGTTTGCGTTTCAGCGTAAGACAATCCAGTTTCAGATAAAGCTTTTTGCTGCTGTGAGTATTGTTTAAAAGCTGTGCTTAATCCTTCTATTTCTGGAACCTCTACTGTTTCCATACCTTTTTTAGCAGCTTTAGCTCCAACAAAACCAGCTACTAAAGATGATATACCACCAGAAGCTTTTAATAGTTTAGAAGCTTTTTCTAAAGCATTACCATCACCTTTGCCAAAAGACTTAAATAAATTTTCTAATATACTATCTTCGTTAGCACTTGTCCAATTAGTTCTTATATTATCTTTTTCTTCATCAGATAAATTAGTTTCTTCTAAACGTTGATTTAATTCTTCTTCAGTCATATTTCTGAAGTCACGTCTTCTCATGCCTAATACATCTGCATTGTTTTGTTCTATTAACTCATTTTCTGCAGCTATTCTTTCATCTCTCTGAGCTATAGCGTCAGACATAAGGTATTGCTGATCTTCCGATCCATCTTCAGCAGCTCCAGTAACTATTATTACTTCTTCACCATTTACATTGCCTATAGTTGCATTAGGACCGTAAATTTCTTGCACTTCTTCTAATGATAACGAAGATGTAGAAACCTGTTCTTCTACCACTTCTTCTTCTACTTCTTCCTCTACTACTACTTCTTCTTCCTCTACCTCATTAACTACCCCTTCTTCTACTTCTTCAACAACTTCTTCTTCTACTTCTTCGGTTTCTTCTACCTGTGTTTCTTCTTCTAACTCTTGCTGTCTTTCCATAGTACGACGCCTTAACTCTTCTTCAGTTTCAGGTATCTCTCTTTCAGAATCTTCCTGTAATTCTACTTCAGGTATTTCTGGAGTTCTAGTAGCGTCTGGCACCTCTTCTTGTACTTCTGTTACTATTGGAGGAGCTGGAGGCGGAACAGGTGATGGAGTAACATAATCAGGAGTTTGTTGTGTAACAGTATCTGCGTCTACTTGCTGTTCAACCCCTTCATTATCTGTATATAATATTACATCTTTACCGTTTATGTTTTGTAGTCTTGCTGTTGGACCAAATACACGTTGAGCTTCTATTTGATCTACTACATAATCACTTTCTTCAACATCTTGTGGAGTTGCTACTTCATTTGACATGCCATCAATTTCTGTATCAGTTTCTGGTTGTGGCACAACATCTTCATCAGGAGTAAATACAGGTGGCTGTGAAACAGGAACGTCTTGTCCAGATTCTGTTTGATCTGAAACGCCTACTGTACCCCCTTGAGACTCTATTTGTCTTTCAGCATTAATAGCATCATCAACTTTTGTAATAGGCTCTCTTAAAATGTTACCATCACCAAAATCTACAACAACTTCATCTCCATCAATTGTAACGTTGTCTGTATCATAATAATCTTTATAGTCTTGTAGCGTTAAATTATTAGAGGTTGTATATTGAGGAAAATCTTCTTGACTATATACACTAACAAGTTTTTCTGCATATTTAGCATCAGTAGCATATCCTGCCCTTTTTAATGCTTTAGCTTGATCTTCTGGATTATCAGCCTCAAAAACGCCGTTTCTTCTATATCTTGGATTTTTTTCTAAAAACTCTATTTGACCTCGAACATTATCTTCTGGACTACCGTTTCCAGAAATTTCAAAAGGTTGATCAACATACACAACAAACTCATCACCTTGTTTTTTTGTTCTGCCGTATACTTTATAACCTAAATCTTTTTGTTGTTTAGCATAAGCGTCTGCCTCTTCTTTAGTAGAAAATTTTTCGTGTGTTTTTCTAACATCATAATCAACACCTTTTTCTAAATTAGATATTTGTGATTGCGATACTTTTCTACCACCTAAGTTACCATGTGCAGCTGGTTTAGTTCCGTAGTCTGATTCTAAAGCTAATTGAGCTAATATAACTTCTGGATACAAACCTGTTCCTTTACATTGCTCTTCAACAATAGGACCGTATACTCTATAAAATTCTGCTTTTTCTGATGATGACGCCATTAACTCATATATTTATCTGCCAAACCTTCTGTTTGTTGTTCGTATTCGTAATTAGAAAGAAATTGATCTCTGTTTTCTCTGTATTCAGCAAGAGTGTCTCTATAGTTTTGTACTATTGCATCTTGCGCTTCTTTTTGTTTTTGCAATTCCCTAGCTTTATCTCTTCTTTTTTTACCTCTTAATAATGAAAATACAGCAGCCGCTACAGCTACAGGCAAGACAGGCGCAGACAACATACTAGCAAGCATAACACCTGTACCAGCTCCTGAGGCAGCTGTACCGACAGTTTCACCAACATTCATTGTTGTTGGATCATCATCGTCTGCAAAGTATTTTAAAGCCTCTCCACCAATTTTTAAAGCTAATCCTGTTCCTGGCTTTGCTGTTGCCTCTCCAATTGTTGTCTCTCCACCAGTTGGACCTACACCCTCTACATAATTTTCACCGTATATAGATTGTAAAGTGTCAGCCTCCTCATAAAACTTTATAGATTGTATTTTATCTGCAATATCAGAATACAAAGAAGCATCTTTGCCTTCAAAAAATTTATATGCTGTATCTGCAGTTTTATATACAGCTGCGCCAGTCTCAGCTATTTCTTGTGCGCTCATACCATATTGTATAGGATCTACTTCTCTATTAACAATACTTTGTGGATCTTCAAATTGTAACTGCTCTGTGTAAATAGGTGATTTACGTTTGTTGCTTTCATTATTAACATTCTCATCTAAGCCTAATTCATTAGACATATCAGAATATAAATTTTCGTAATATCTATTTGCCATTAATTAAAAGATTTTCTAAATTTTGCAGTTATTGCAAAGATATTAAATTTTTTGTGTGTTCTTGACACTAGTTTAACATTTAAATAACTACCTACTATTCTGCTAGAAATTAACTTGTTAGTTTTTTCAGTTAAACTATTAATATAATCGATGTTATATTCAGTATCAGAATCATAATCCATATTAAATAAATTATCATTTATTTTGTTTTCAGAAACAGGAACATTCAAAACACCTTCTCTATATTTATGATTTAATAGTTGACTTGTATAAACATCTAATTTGTCTGAAAAATATTGTATATCTTCTGTTGTTGTATCACCTTCATTGTCTCCTAATTTATTTAACAACTCAAGCTTATCATAAAATTTATAAGTAGTGTTATTGTTAAATACATCAGTACTGTAGGTTATCTTATCAAACAATGATGAAAAAGACGTATTTTCTACTTGTGTATACGCTCCTTGCTCATACTGTGTCAATTCATAAGAATAATAAGCATCAGAATTAGATTGCAATGCAGGCATTATATTTTTAACAGAATTTGTATTATAATACCAAGATAAATTTACTTGGTCTGTTATTGTGTTATCTAATCTATTTAATTTATAAACTTCTCTAACTCCAGAAAGTGTGCTATCTTCACCGTAAACAATATATCCATTTCTATCTATAGAATTATAAATACCATTATTTATTACATTATCTGCAGTAACATGTATATTAACATTGTCGTATTTTTTATTAACAGTAGAAAAATCATTAATGGAAGCCTCAAATATAACAGGATAAATTCTTTTTAAATGATGTCTAGAAAATCCTTTTTCTATATAATATTGATAGGTATTATACTGATTTCCATCAATATCATGTCCAGTAGATGTATATGATTTAGGATGTTCTGTAAATATATTATCATAACCGTCAAAAACAAATAATGGATTAGGTGATGTAAAATCGCTTTCTGAATGAACCCAATCTGCATCTGAATCATTAATTTGCATTAAATTGGCATCTTCATTGTAAAGAATATTTTTTTCTTCACTACCATTTAACATCCAAAGCTGCACAGACCCTTGTTTTAATCTATTAGATCCGTATCTATAAATGTCTTTATAATCCATAGAATCTTCATGACTATAATTAGCAATAGTTGAACCTGCTAATTGTGTTGGATATTCAGTTATACTTATATTCCACTCTGTAAATACTTGCCTGTTAGCTGTAGAATATACATATCCATTATGATTTATCCATTGCGAAGGAGTATAGTCAGACCAAGTAACAAACGTGTCTAACTCTTCATTATATATTAATGTGTTATTAAATCTAAGTCTTTCAGCATATCCTATACCAGCACTATTATTAGTCCAAGGATTAAAAGCTCTTGTTTGTAATGATCCTTGACTTTCATCTTTAAAAACGTTGTCTTTATAGCTTGATAATGTTTTTCTAACGCTTAAATCATGTTTAGCCTCGTTATCAACTCTGTCTTGCTTATCAATTCTAGCCCCATCTAATATAGTGTAAATTAAATTTCTTTTCTTTTTATCAAACGTTCCGTGTATACCAATAAAACGCAACGGCATATCATTATGATAAATTCGATCTTCAATATGACCAGTACCATACACTTTTTCGTTTTTATATTTTTGATATACTTTTAATCTACCTAAATTTAAATATTTGTTTAATTTATTTTTGATACCTTTTTCATCGCTAAGAACACGCAAACCCTTACCTTCAATAAACTGTAATATTTTTTCATTGTCTACGTCAAAGAAGTATAAAGCTTTATCACTATTAACTATACTATTAATATGTCTTGTTCCGTATACATTAGATATATACATTTCTGTTTCTAATATATTTCCTTGCCCTGTAAAAATAGAATCACCTGTAGCATCATCCTTAACAAAAGTTCTAGGATTAATTATTAATTTACCAAAAGCTTTTTCTTGTGTAAAATATATCTCATTGTTATGATTTATTAACCCTGTTATTTCACCAAATGTACCCTCTACATCGTGAAAATTCAAATAAGGAAAAGATCTAAATGCATCAGTTGGCTCTCCTGTTAATTTAGTTTGAGAGTATGCTATTTCGTAAGGTAAATTTTTTATATCACAATCTGATTCTTTGACAGAAACAAATCGTTTTAAATTCTTTTCTTGAGAATACACAGGATTATATAACCAATCATTACTAACAGGCAAATTGTCTTGATCAAAACCCTCTTCGTGATCTCCATTACCTAAATGTAATCCTGACCTCATTTGTGTATTTACAAAAGATTCTACAGGAAATATTAAAAATTTTGTAGCTGAGTTTGCTGGATATGGAGATGTGGTTACTTGGTGTGAATACATTGTAACAAAAGTATCTCCACCAAAAACTATAGAAGTGTGACCTTCTGTATCTACATTTATAGGATGATAATGTCCGCAAGAATTGTAAACAGTTTCTTCTATACTTTGTTTTGTATTTCCGCCGTATTGGTCAACTAGCTCTCTTACTATGTTAGCTGAAACTATATATGGTATTTTTTTATTTTTTGCATAATTGATTCCTTTTTTACTACCATTACTAGCCCACCAATTTTGTTCGCTTATTACTCTAGCAATATCTATAGTTCCTGAAAATCTATCAAAAGATGTAGATCTACTACTATATAAACTTGATAAACTTGTTGGAGTTGTTTCTGCAATATTTAAAATAATACCTCTTGTTCCTCTCATTAACTGAGAAACTGTATCTGTGCTATATTGATTTATATCTAAATCTCTATGAGCTTGTCCTGGCATTAAACCATTTGTAAATCCACTAGTATAATCTTTGCTTTGTACAGTACATGAAAAATTAGCACCATCAATAGCTCCAGCATCTTTTGAGCCATCTGTTTTCCAAGTTCCATTTCCACTAGACATCCACGCAAATCCTAAAGTATGATTTGAAAAACCTGACGTATTAAACCCTGTTGGGAAAGCGCTACCTTTAGAATCTTCAAAAAATTCTTTTCCTACAATTTCACCATCTGTAATTTCTTTAGAGTTTCCTAATTCAAAATAATTACCTAAGTTTTTACAATTAGCGTAATAGTTAGATACTCCAGACCCTAAATATTCTGTTGAAAAAGGATCGTTTTGTCCTGCACCGTAATCACCGCTAGTTTCTTGTATTCCAGCACCGCTTGGTCTATTTCCTGTAGCAGATCCTAATGTATGTGTGTTACTAGGCACATTCATCATAGAGTTATCAGTTTTAGTAACATATTGGATTTTACCATTACTATTAAAATAACTATTAGAAGCATCTCCTGTAGCTAAATCACTTAAATGTTGATGTAATTGTGTGTCATATACAGCAAAAACTGCACTATGAGCTGTAGCTCTTTGATCAGAATCTGCTACTTTTTTTGTTGTAAAATAATCGCCTTTATCAGAACCAGCATTCCATCCTCCATATTGAAATCCTACACTAACCTCATTTATTGATGTATCTATAGAAGGATAGTCAGACGTATTGAAAGTTCTAGTAACCCCTGTAGCATTACCGTATTCATCAGTAGCTTCTATTTCTGGATCTGATTTAACTCTAATTTTATCTACAGCTTTTAATGTAGATATTATACTTAATCTATTACCATTAACATGTTGATAAGGCCTTACACCAAAAGCGCTGTCAGGAGAATACATTACCCAAGTATTTAAGCATATATGCCTAGTATTTCTTGTGTATCCTCCAGACCTTTTATAAGTCCCCCATGCATCATATCCAAAATATCTAGAAGTAGTGTAATTAGTGTCTGCTCCTCCTGCACTAGAATAAAATCCATCTTGATCTTTTCTTAACAACACAGATGTTGCTGCATCAGAAGTATCTATATATTCATTAGCAGCAGTTCCATCTCCACCGCTACCATCTAAATTGTTTTGGTAATAATTTAATCCAATATATCCACCTAATAATGTTTCGTATTCAGGCCATAATGGATTTGTTTCATCTGTTTCTGAACCTAAGTTTGTTAAACTTGTTGATGGCGAATATTTAAATGAATATTGATTTGTTGCTGGTTTTCTAGAATAATATACAGTTTGTGCTAATGCTCCTTGTTGTAGAACGCTTCTATCGTTTTCAGTTCTTTCTGCTCTAACTACTTTAAAGCCAGATATTTTATTTCTTACCTCTTGAGGTATTTTAAATTCAAATACAAGTCCTAAATCATAAGTGTAATGATTTGTTACGCCAGGAGGACTAAAAAACATATTATTTTTTTCAAAAGAACTAGATGCACCCGTTGATCCATTATCAGAAAAAGTTTGATCAAATTTATTATGTTTATTTACGTATCCAGGAACTTGCATAGCAGAGCTAGAAGACATTCTATAATCAATAGAATATGTATCATCTTCATATAAATCATCTCTTAATACACTATCCCATGTATAATTATCAATTCTTCTTCTGTAATATCTGTCAGAGTGATATGGCATTTGTATATCGCCTATCCACAAAACATTACCTGGGTTTCCAGCTTTATCATATACCAACACTCCAAATCTATATGTTTCTCCTCTTTGGAACCCTCTTCTACTTCCTGCACTAACCATATCTTTAGCACCACCAATATTAGATAAGCTTAATTTATAGTTATTGCTATTATTGCTACTATTAATATCTGTGTATGAGTCAGTATATAAATTTGTAGCTTCAGAAGAATATGACCCGTAAGTTAAATCATTACTCTTTCCTTTGTTGTTTTTATTTTCTGAAAGTTTTCTTAAATTATAAAAAGATACTCTACATCCGCCTAATTCATTTTTTAGAGCATATGCACTATCTGTATCTAAAAAACCATATGACATCGCTCCTAAAACAGGCTTATCTGTAATTTCAGGCATATATCTATGTGATTGACTACAAGCTTTATAAGAATTACTAAAATCCCATTTTTTGTAAGAACCCGCTTGATATAATTCAAATGGATTACCAGAGCTGTCTAGTGTATAATCTTTTACTTCTGTGTCTGTTGTTGTTAAAACACCAACTACAGAACTGCTACCTGTACTAAGATTGTGTAAAGAACATCTTCTAACTCTAACATTCCATTCTTTTTCACTAACTACATTTTGTATACTTCTTAAATTTGCAGCAAATAAAATATTATCTTTTACAGCAATATCCTTACAAAGATCCCAAGTATTAGAAGGTATTAAAACCTCAGTTAAGCCTAAAGGTATTTCAGGCTTCATAGAGCTATGTGTGAACACCATGCTACTACCTGTAATAGATTTTTCTCCTATCTTAGAAACAACAGGCGCATTATCTAAATCTTGATAATAAATAGAATAAAATTCTACAGAATCATATCTTTCGTCTAAATCACCTACTTTTATTTGTAAGCCATAGCTAGTAGGTAATCCAGAATTAGATCCATAATAAGTAGCAGATCCAGCTAATGACTTATTAGAAACATGATATATATCGCTAATTGGTGATATGCCTGAAACTGCTCCATCATCTGTTTTGTATTTAAAAGCATATGCATAAACACCTGACAATAATGATCCAGGTATTGTTTTATCAACTAAAGGCTGATTAAAAGAAGCTTGTGGTTTTACATCTAACTCATTAGGATCTAATGTTGTTAAAGTAGAGCTTTTTAAAGATAAAGTTCTTAGTGGATTTTTATTGTCTGTCCAATAAACTCTTGTCAAGCATTCATTTTCTACTAGACCTTCAACTCTACACAATATAGTTGGGTCCATATTTATATTAGGCAGCTCAGCGCCACCATTAACATTAAAACTTACTCTTAAATCTTTAACTGTTAAAACCTCGCCGTTATTGTCAAAATCTAACAACAAAAATTGTGTTCTGAAATCAGATTCGTTTTGACTAAATCTAGTAATACCACAAACAATTAAAAACAATTGATTTTTAAAAGAATAATGACCTACAATATTACCAGCAAAATCTTGTTGATTTAGGTTTGTATCTAAATTGTTTTCTTGAGGGCCATAATATTCTATACTACTTGTATTGTAATTATAAAATCCAAAATTGCCTTGTTTATCTTTACCAAAATATTCTAATAAATCTACAATCTTTCTGTTTCCATTTGCATTTTCTACAGTTAATGAAGTGCCGTCTAAATTTATTAAACTAATGTTACGAGCGTACCTGTAAGTTGTTTTAGGCTGCAACCTTGGATCAGGATCAGAAACCATACCTCCATAAAAACCTGAAGGTTTAGTTATTTGATTTTTCCTTTTTTGTTTTTTATTATCTTGCTTATCGCTAGCCATTAATAGTTATTTAAACCGTCATACAATCTAGGTCTAGTTTTAGAGTTCCAAACCTTACCTATTTTTAATAATTCAGATGAATTTGGCATATTATCATCTCCACGAACTTTACCACACAACTGATACCATCTTCTTTCTAAATCTTTAATAATATATTGTGGTGTTTCGCCAGAATAATACGTAATTAATTTATGCTTCCACATAATATAAGATGCAACAGCTTCTTCGTGCCCTTGTTTTACCATTGGATAACCTTCTTCTGACATAGGAACAGCTAAATAACTTACTGTAACATCTTTTGTATATGTATTAGTCAAATTTAATCTATTACCGTTAACATAATATTTGTTACTGTTTTCTGATACAGAAGATCTAAATTGTGAGCTTGTAGGAAATATAATAGTGCCTCCAGCTTTAACTGACAACATTTTAACCATATTATCAGGCAATCTAACTTGGTTATTGTGATACATCTCTTTACCTCCTGCAAAAGCAGTTACTTTGCCTATATCAGAATCTAGCGTCAAGTGATTACCCCAATCACCATTTTCTTGACAAGTTAGTGTTAATACAGAACCACTTGTACTAGCCTTTATGCCTTGGATATTATCATACAATGATTTGTTTATAACATCTACCGCTTCTTGTAAAGTTAAGTATACAGTAGACTTTATATCAATGTAAAAATCATCACCTACTATAGTGCTACTTACAAAAAAGAATCTAGTTCCGTTTATGTCTATGTATGACATATCTGTAGGATTTGTTGCAATCTCTATAGATCCAAAAGCTGCTTCTGGAGTACTAGAATAAACTATCTCTTTTTGTAAAAATGTTTTATTACTTCCAATATATTGCTCTGCTTCAAAAGCCCACTCTGCCCAAGCATCTATATTGTTAGTATAATTTTCTAGACCTAGATTTCTAGATACATTATTAAAAACTCTGTGTACAGGTACAAACATATTTTATAATTTATTCTGACGCTACAAACAATTCTACATTTTGATTGTTGTGTCCAGCTTTAACTTTTAATGTAGCGACATTATCAAAAGTTGATCCACCTACTGTTCCTTCAACTACTGTAGTTGTATAAACTACAGAACAACCTGGAGCTACTAAAGTATATGCTGCATCTGAACCACTATCCTCAAATCCAACTTGTAAATTTTGTGCTGAATCTAAATTTGTAACTCTAATATATTTTACATCACCTAATTTGTAAGTACCTGCAGATTCTGTTGTATCAAAATTAGCTATTGTTGTAACGTTAATATCAGCCAATTTAACAATCCTTTTGTCTACATTAACTATATCTGCAAAACTCATTGTAGTAGTTTGCGCAAAGTCTAAGCTATCAGCAGCAGTACTGTTAGCTACATTTAGCGATTCAGTTATAGTAACTGTTAATGCTGATCCTGTTAATTTAGTTGCCATTTTATAATTCTTTAATTAAATTTTTAACCTTTGTTAAAGGCATTATTTTGCAATTTTTATATTTATGTGGTCTTACCCATATTATCTTATAATAATAATCATCCAATATAGGAACCTTATATATTACCTTTTCTCCTTTTTTATTAGACTCATTTAAATCAATTCTATAATGAAAAGCTCTTTTATGTTCTTTTTTGTCTAAATAAATATACCCCATCTTATTTGGTAGATGTACAAGCTCTAATCTTGTTACTACATCTCTAAATAATATTTCAAAAAACCTTTTAACAATAGCGTAATACTTACTGTAAGGTAAATCTATATCACTATCATTATATATCTTTCTAACTGTTACGTACTTGTCTTTGTACTTGCGGCTGAACAATCTTTGTTGTATCTGAGTTATCACTTATTGTATCGGTTGGTACTCTTAATGTAAAATTCAATTCTTTTTGCAATATTCTTTCTATAAGAACATTTACTAATGATTGTTGTAATGGATATGTTTGATCATCATTCCATCCAGACATTTTTGTAGGATCAGACAATAATAAATCAGCATAAATTAAATATCTTATTGGATCTTCATATCCATTTGTATCACTTTTAAAAACAGACTTAACATAACCTATATTCAATTGATCTATATTATTATTGCTTCTAGGTCTACTTACAAAAGCTGAAACGCTATGTTTAGAAAATCTATTGTATTGTTTGTTTTCCCATTCATTACGAGATAATATAGGAATATCTACAGATCCATGATTTTGATATAAATTATCTTGAGTCTTTCTATACCTCAAATTTTTGATACCACTACCATCAATATTAATAACATTTGGCATATTTAATACAAAAATACCATAATCATCATGTCTTCTTTTAAAATTATTATCGTAATGATTTGATCCGTAAAAACTTTCGTTTCTAGTTAATTGCGAGTTAGGTGTTATCCCAGCTAAACTAGCTGTTCTATTAGAATAAGCTATTAACTGGTTAGAGCTATTAGTTGTAGCTGTAGGATCTGCTGTAACAGCTGCTGCTGTTTCATCTTCTCCTGTTGCAGGATCATCTTCTATAGCTTCAGTTATTATAGTGTCGTTTGCTGTAGTATTTATGTAATTTTCCCATTGACCTCTTATTGCAAAAGCATCGTTAGATTGATCAAAAAGAATAGATTGAAAATTACTATAGTTTAATTCTTTTCCTTCGGCAGATATTTCTTTTAACATCATAGCTCTATGATAATGTATCCAAAATTTAATCTGCTCAATATTTACATTTTGCTCAGAATTACTTTTACCACCATAAGCTAATCTTTTGATGTTGTATGCTATTTCATTTAATGTTGCCATATGTTTTACAAAAATACTTAAAATTACTAGAAACAACAATAGGCCCTTGCACTAAATAAATTAGTACTTAGACCTATCATTGAGCAGAGAGCAAAAAAGCTCTTTATTTCGGTCTGCTTTGCTCTATCTCTGCACTACTTACTAACACGCTGTCACTCTCTGTATTTACCATCATTTTTCTTACAGCTAAATTTATAATCTCGCTTAGATAAATTTCAGGAACTGTTTTTACAACAGAAGGTTCAGATCCACTTAAATCTATAGTGTCAAATATAGATGTAATCTTAGGACTAGATAAATATGTATAATTTAAGCTAGGCGAATCGTCATTAACTTCTATTGAACCATTTTTTACTGTTGCAATACTATTTTTATTAAAAGGATCTCCACTATGTACATTAGACTCATATTGTTTAATGCCAACAATTTCTAACTCTTTACTATTATTTAAAACACTTATTAAATGCAAATAATCGTTAGGTAATTGTGCATTAGTATCCGTTTTAACAAAAGCTTGTAATGCGTCTCTAGACACTTGGCTTTTATCATACTCTGAATAATGTTTATTAATAAAAGAATGTAAAGCTTCTTTTAAAAATTCTATTTTTTCTTCAGAGCTATAATATGGTTGTTCTGCTTTATCTAAAAGCAAATCCATAGTAGCTAAAGCATCTGTTATACGCATTATTTACTTTTTTTAGTAGATTTAATTTTTTCTGCAACAACTTCTTTGTTACCTCTTAATTCATTACGCAATAAAGCATAGATGTCTTTGTTGTTTTTTAACCACTCTATCGCAGCCTCATCAGTTAGACCCATACTATTAGATCCGTATTTCCATACATCATTAATATATGCTATAATGCCTTTCTCTGCAGCTTTCTTTAAGAAAACATAATAGTCCTTGTCTTTGTTGTTATAAAGAGCTAAGAACTTGTCTGGGTATGTATTAGCATACTGCAATACTCTTGCTTTTCTAATAATGTCATCAAAGTTTTGTGATATACCAATTAATCTTGCCATATCGTCATATTCTGCTGGCGTCATAGATGTTGCTGTTGTTACTGCTTCTGCAGACGCAATAGCTTTAGCAGCGTTTTCTTGCTCACCTTTTCTAGAATCAACAAAAGTAAATCCACCTCTTTTTACAGCTGGATGTTCTTGTAGGTAATCCCACACTCTTTTGTCGTGTTCATTTTCTAAATCAAAACCTTGCATTGCATTGTTAAGCTCCCACTTTTCCATAGGATTTCCATCTGGATCTAACAATGTTACTGTTTTTCCTTCTTTGTTTTTGTAAGCAGCAAAAGATGCGTAGTTAAACTTTTTGTGATCTTTCGCTTTAATGTAAACTAAATGTGCCATTTTTTTTGGTTTTTAATTAATTACTCTCCTGTGTTTTTGGTTTCAGAGTAAACTTTTCTTCTACCTCTTTCGTCAGTAGAAATGTATTTTTTCTGATACCCTCTGTTACCCCACTTAATCCCTGGAGTTAGGTTTATAGAAGAATTAAAGTGTTTGTCCTTTTTTTCTTCTTGCGGTAAGTCGTTAACGTCGACTAATTTACCATTTATTAATTTATATATTGCCATTCTTAAATAAATTTAGGAGAGGCATAAAGCCCCTCCCTCATTATATAATTTTACGCAAAGACTACACCATTATCATCTTCTGTCAAACATTTTGCAACAAACTGAGATCCGTCACAAAATATTCTTACAGAATCACCTAAAGATGGTCCTGTTTGAAATGTAATTGTAGATGTGTCTGCTTTGTAAATTTGAGCACCTGTTGTAGCTATCTCTTGACCAAAAGCTACAATTTTATCTGTGTCATCTGCATGCTCAGAAACAACATAATTGCCTGATCCATTAGCAGCTTTAACATAAATATCTACATACCAACCATCACTAGCTTGTGCTAAAGATGGAAGAGTTATGGTTAGGCCATCACTTTTGTTTAGACCTAATAGCTTTCCTGAATCTTTTTCTACTAACGCTCTGTCAGCAGTAACTTCTTCGAAATGCATTTTAAAACTATGAAACTTTACTACAGGATCTAATCCTGCAATAACTACTCCTCTATCGGGATTTATATAATTTGACATATTTTATAATATTAAAGTTTAATGTTATCCGAATATTACATCACTACCTGAACCGCATACACCTTGAACAAACCAACTTGTTCCATCACAATATAGCGTTACATAATCACCAGCAGAAGCTCCTCCTGACTGATCAAATATAATTTTTGTGTCAGATGATGTTGCTGTATCTTTTGTACCAGCACCTGTAATAATATGTCCTATAAAATCTTCAGTTGCAGAAGCTTGTTTAATAATAATATCTTCAGCAGGTTCGTCACCCATAGCTTTTAAGATAAACTTAAAATTTAAGCCAGCTTTTGCTGAAGGTAATGTTACGGTAAGAATTGCATCTTCTACACCACTACCATCTAATAAAAAAACTGCACCACTTTCATAGTCATACAATTTCCTGCTAGATGTAATACTAACAATTGGATCGATTTGACCTCTTAACTTAGGCAATCTTCCTTGCCCTGCTTCTGAGGATTTGTTTGATAAATCTAAATAATTTGCCATTTTCTTTTTTTTTAGGCGACATATTGGGAGAGCCGAAGCCCTCCCTCAGTCAAATTAAAAATTAATTATGCTACTGATAAGATACCGCAAGATAATGGATTTCTTACAACAATTCCTGATTCAGCTAAAACGTGACATTCAAATTTGTCATCAGCGTTAGCAGCCATCATAGAATTAGAATCGTAAGGATTTACCATACCTGTTACGTACTTCTTAACAAAGCTTCTGTTAGTTCCCTCAGCACCTTTAGTGATAAGTTCTACGTTAGAAACACCATTTGTTTTACCCATATCTAAGAATACCATTTTAGCAGATTCTTTTAGACGGTTATCACCAAATGCGTTAGTTCCTGAAGTAGCACCGTGCATGTGCGCGTCATCAAATACAGGACAATAAGCAACAGTAATCTTGTTACCTAATGCGTGATAAGATGTAAAGTTAGCACCTAAAGATACGTCACCACTTACACCAGACATAGATCCACCAGTCATTGATCCAGAAGGAGCAACTAATAAATCTTTCATAGCTTTATGGAAAGCTAAACGTCCTTCAGTACCTGTGTATACTAACCACTCATTACCTTCAGCGCCTTGAGCGTTCAAAGAAAGCTTAGCGATAAATTCTGTAATGATGTCCTCAGTAAGAGAACCTGCAGTATAAGTACCTTGGTTTGATGAGTCAATTTGTGCAAGAAGACCATCTCCTATAATTACACGACCATCAGTACCATCAGCTAAAACTTGGTCAGATACATCTTCACTGAAAATGTCTGTGTTAGTAGAAGCGTAAGAGTTAGCAATAGATGCTACAGATTTTTTTCCATACCATCTTTGTAATTCTTGCTCGTACATAAACTGATCCATAAGCTGTTGCTCACGAGTAAAGTACCATAAACGAGAACCGTTGTTTTCAATCCACGTAACGTCAGTAGCATCTTTTCCTGTTACTGTACATTTTTTACGCATAATTGTTAACCAGTTCTTGTGAGTATCTGGGTAAGCCCAATTCTCACCAACATCTGATCCGCTAGATCCGTAAGGGAAAGCAGAACCAATTCTACCAGCTACAGAGTTTGCAGCAAATGTAGAAGCGTCAATCATTTCTACAGTATAGTTTGTAGATGATATAGCTGTTACAAGACCTGTACCACCATCTTCAAAACGAATAAGATCGTATTTGTTGTAGTAGTTTACAGCAGCGCCACCTGAAGTGTCACTAAAAGTAACTGTGACTGAATCACCAGCAGCATGTGTTCCGTTACCAGATTTAACAAATTGCTTTTTATTCAATCTACCCATTACTTTCCACTCGAATGAGTTATCTCCTAAGACTCTCTCAGAAGCATATAAACCTGCTTTTTCTAAAAGCAAAGTTAGTGTGTATCTCGGATATTGAGAAATTAAAGTACGTGCAATTTCAGGATACTGTAGTAACGCGTTGTTTAATGCATTTTCTGGAGTAGTTCCGTTGCCGTACTGACCATTTGAAAAGGTTAATTTTGCCATTTCGTTATTATTATTTAAAAATTAAAAACTAAATTAAAATTTACTTAGTCATAATCTTTACAATGAGCTTTGCCTTTGTTTAATTATTCCTTCATAAATGCTGCGGGATCAAATCCTTTAGATTTTGGTTTATAATCAGATTTGTTCTTACCGCCACGAGAAGGAGACGAGATAATATCTAAGATACCAGCTTTACCTTCTTCTCTACCTTGGTTACGCAAGATTTGAGCAAACTTATCTTTGTATAGCATAAACATTGCAACCTCCGCAGCATTGCCGTGACTGTTCCAAATATCCTTTTGCATATCACCAGATACGATATACTTGTATGCTTCTTGCATATCCTTCTTTCCAACTTTACCACCCATAAAAGTATTCATATCTTTTAATTGGCGTTGTAGCTCCTTTTTATTATTAGCTATAGCTTCTTTTTTTGCTTTTGTCTCTTTTTGTGTTTTTTCTGCATTTTCTGCTCGAGCCTGTTCTAGATATTGGTTGATTTGTTTTCTAATTCTAAATGCATCTCTTTTTATTGTACCAGCATCTTCCATAGAATCTAAAACAGAAACAATATCGTCATCTTCCATTCCGTCATTTTTCATTTCTTCTGACAATAAATCTCTATCAGACATTTTTAAAAATGATTCCATTTTATCAATGATTTCATTCTCTTTAGCAGATTTAATTGGATCTACACCTTGTGCATCCATCTTTCTAACAATAGCTTCTAACTGCTCTTTATAGTTGCTATCAATTTTTAAACCTAAAGATTCAGATACTGCTTTCCAATCTATTTCTCCAAGTTCTTCGCTAACTTCATCTTCTTTATCAGACTCGGCTTCAGTACTCTCTTTTTTTCTAAAGACAACTTCATCCCAATCTTCCTCTTCCTCTTGCTCTTCTTCAGACTCTTCTTCTTCGTTTGTTGGCGATTCAATATCGCTCCAAGCAAAACCATCAATGTCTTCATCATCATCTGATTTAGAGCTATCAACCTCTGTATATGGCTGATCATCTGTGTTAGTATCTACTTTACCTTCTTCTTCACTCAGGAATGCGTTTATATCAAACCCTGTACTTTCTTGCGCTTCATTTTCTGTTGACTGCCCTTCTGCAGCATCAACAATACTTGATTCTTTCTCTGACATATGTTAAATTTTATTTATTAACTATTTGCAAATATAATAAATTATTCACTAACCTTATCCTTGACTTTTTCAAAAGACTCAGATGCAGTTTTATTATTACCACCTGTTTCGCCCTCTTTAGACAAAGTTACTTTCTCCTTCATGTCAGCTATATCACGCTTATTCATGTCGTTGATTTGTGCAACTTTAATATCTGTTTCAGACTGTATATTAGCAACTTTAATTTTAGTGTCGTTGTCTAATTTTTTGAGCTGTGCTTCTCTTTGGAATTTAGCATCTTCAGCTTGTTGTTGAGCAGCCATCATTTGTTGTTGTTGCTCTTGCATCTCAACTTGTTGCTTTTTAACTTCTTCCATACCCATCTCTAACACACGTTCAGCTTCTGTAGCTGTGTCTGCTTTAAGAACTCTAATAACATCAAGTAAATTAACCTGACCAGCTTGTAAAGCCGCTTGTGACAGCTCTGTAACAGATTGTCTTATAGCGTCATCTTTACCAGAGTCACCCACAAATATTGCATAATCATTTAGTGCTATGTCAGGCATAACGCTTAATATTTTACTAGCACCATCGCCTAATATCAAAGAAGCTTTTTTACCTTCACTCCAGGCCATCTTCATTAACTCGCATACTCTTTGATATACTTGTTTTTTCACCTGCCCGTGCGCGTGAAACCAACTTTCTGTAATTGTAGCCGACTGCACAACGCTACGTTGTACATTACCAACGTATTCGTATTGACCAACAGCACCTTCTCTTTGTTTTGTAACACCAGAAATCTGACCTGCAGTATCTTCTAACATTAGCTTTAAATTAATTAACTGTTGTACAGAGTTAGATAATGTAAAGTCTACTTGACTAAATTGATTAAAGTTTGCTATTTGTCCACCCTCATCTTTAGAGTTAATTGGAATGATACCATCTGTTTTAAGGTGGTATAATACAGTTTGCATGTCCATACCAAGATTAGTAGGTAGTTGAGATACATCGTATATTACTGCTTTACCACCAGACCTAGCCATAGCTAGTTCTATATGATACATAACAATATTGTATAACATTTGTATGTTCTTTAGCATACTAACCATAGAAGACTTTTTACCTGTAGTATTATTTTTTATTAAGCCTACGTATGACAAGTGCGCGCTACCAGGATCATCAACAGACCTAACTTGATTTGGTCTTCTACGACAATCTACAAGTATTTGACCTCCAATTTTAGTACCCGTCCATATATCATCTACATACTTAGTTCTTATTACATCTTTTTTCTTTTCTTTATAGTTGTCTGGAACAAGTTTGTAGAAAGGTCTTTCTGGATCATACTTATTAGGAGATATTTTAAAGCGTAATGCTTTTATTGATTTCCACTCACAATGTATTACCCTTAATCTTGCAGCATCACCTTGTTGCCATTGTATCCAATCTATAGAGGTATTGTAAGATGCGTAGTCATTATGAGAAGATATTTGCGTCATTTCATTTAAGAACTTAACATCATCTTCAGATAACTGATCTCTAAATTCATCTAACACTTCGTTTGCAGTTAGAAATCTTTCTTCTCCAATCCATTGGCAATCATCTAAAAAGTCACTATCTGTATTTGTGTCGTATGCAATACTTCTAGGATCTACTCTTCTAATAAATGGATCTCCATTTTTGACGTGTATTTTGTAAAACTCATTTCCTGTTACAAGTAAATCTCTAAATCCAGCTTTAAATATTTCCCTGTAACCATACTTGTTATTTAAATACTCTAAACCATCTTGAGCAACTTCTTCTACAGCTTCCTTGTAGGTATACTCCATGTATTTGTTAATATCGTCAGGTATTGGCAACTCGTCTAACATAGTCTTAACTTCGATACCCATTTTGTTAATCATCTCCTGCTTCATCTCTTCAGTAAACTTTTTTAACTGAAGTTTTATTTTCATATCCTCTTTACGAATTGTAGCATCTTTATTTGTAGTTACCACCTTCATATCCATAGGTCTACGTAATTCTTCACCTAACAAAAGATCTATTTTAGGCTGAATAATTGGATAATTAACAAGTCTAGCTGGCTGAGCAAATCCATATTGCTCTGTTAGATATTCATAATCAGAATGTTCAAAATCTCCATTGTATATAGAGTAATTCTGTATGTCTTCATAAACACTATTTTCAAACAAACTGTTGTCTTCGTAAATGTGTCCTGCTATAGCATCTATCATTTGTTCGCACCAAGCCTCATCTTTTTGTGAGTCTGGAAGCAGCTGTGATGGAAATTTGTATGAGTTACTTTGCATAATTAAAACGTGTAATTTTCTTTTATAATATTATTATTATTAGTTTTTACAGGAACTCCGTTAC